GCCGGTGACCCGCGAAAAGAGATCTACACTTTTGGGGATGATATAATTGTCCCCCAAGAATATGCTACTGCGACGGTTTGCACCAATGGGGTCAGCATTATGCTTCCCTGTGGAGTCCATTGTATTTTGGGCCTTGGCTGTGGCGACCTGTTATGAGTATTTAAATTCCGGTGGCTACGACGCCGGTGACCCGCGAAAAGAGATCTACACTTTTGGGGATGATATAATTGTCCCCCAAGAATATGCTAGTGTAGTGATGGACCAGTTGGAGAGATTTTGGTTAATCTTCAATAAGGAGAAATCCTTCGTCCGTGGTCCATTTCGTGAGTCATGTGGATGTGACGCTTTTTTGGGTACCGATGTAACCCCGATTAAGATCAAGACGTTGCAACCGCAGGAGCTTTCCCACACTGAATCTATCGTAGCATGGGTTGACTATGCGAATGGGTTCGCCCAACGGGAGATGTGGGGTACATCTGAATACATATTCGAGCATTTACACTCGATCGGGTTGGATAAAGATTATCTGCCCATATGTAGTGAGGATATAGGTTGTTTAAGAAAGTGGTCACCTTACCAAGAAAGACCTGGGGAGGGATTAACTCTTGAGCTTGACCGAGCACCAAAACTGAAGATAAGAAAATTGCCTGAAAATCAGAAGCGCTTCCAGATCTATCAGCAATACCGCCCCTTTTTCCAGGGTGCGACATTGAAGGCTTGGACGGTCGAAACCGTTAATAAGCCTATAGTATTTAATGATGGTTCAGGATTGTACGATTGGTTTAGGGCTCGCGAGGGAATGATACATCCTCGTGTAACTCCTATTTTAACTTTTATTTTGAAACCAATGGTTTACAAACCTGAGGTGGACGATGAAGGAAGACGTGTTTATCGCTTATGGGTTCAACCCATGGAGGATATAACACGGCGCTTGGTTGAGCGCAATAGTGGTTTTCAGTTCTTGAGACGGAAGTCCGGGGGTATTGTCCAAACCTCTGTGATTACGTCGATTGGTTCTGAAGTCTTGCGGGTGGAGCCCGTCACACAACTCCTTAAGCGAAAGCGGATAATACTTACGTGATTGCTCATGTGCACACTGCTCCATTGTAATATGGTGTAGTGGTACATGCGGCATTACGGGTATTCGCCCACGGCCGGTCAGTTGTTGCGCAC